CTCGTGACCGCATAGTCCGATGCGCCATAGATGCGCAGGGTCTCGCGTGGCGGGGCTTTGTCGTAGGGCCTTAGCCATTCAGCCCGGAAATAATCGCCTTCCTCTGGCGCGGGCCTCTGTTGATAGAGCGCAGTCCATAATCGCATGTCGCGCTTTGCAGCGGCGCGCATGTCATCGGAAAACCATTCCGGCCATAGAGGCTCGCCAGCCGCCCGGCCTAGCGGATCGTTGTCCTCCGCTTCCATGGGCAAGCGGACGACATGCCAACGCGCGCCCTCTTCCGCCAACAGCCGCCCGGCTAGATCGTCCTCATGCCACCTGGTTTGGATCAGGATCACCGCCGCGCCCGGCTTCAAGCGCGTCTCAAGGTCAAAACGATACCAGTCCCACTGTTTGTCGCGGACCAGCTTGCTGTCAGCGTCCTCGCGACCGCGTATCGGATCGTCAATCACCGCAAGGTCAGCGCGGCGTCCCGTGATCGATCCGCCAACGCCTGCCGCGTAGTATTCGCCCCCGGCGCTGGTCTCCCACCGACCAGCGGCTTTGTTGTCATCGGCAACGCCAAACCCCAGGACATTCCTATCCTCGGATACGATGTTACGGACCCGGCGGCCCCATTTCTCGGCAAGCTCAGCGGTGTGAGACGCCGCTATGACCGCTTTGCTCGCATCCTGCGCCAGAAACCAAGGCGGGAATAAAACGCTGCCATACGTGCTTTTGGCAGAGCCCGGCGGCATGAATACCGCGAGACGGTCAATCTCGCCACATGCTACGGATTCCAGCTTGGCAATGAGCAACCGATGATGCGCCGCCGGCTCAAAGCCACGGGACCGGCACCAATCAATTAAGCTGCGACGGATCGATCGGCGATGTAGAAGCGCTTTCGCCGCGTCCTGAGGCGATAGTTGATAGTTCATCGTCTGTCATTTCGCTCGCGCGTTTGACTTCGATTTGTCCGGAGTGCTGGACTGCTGCAAGATCGGGGATTGCCTTACGCAAAAGGCCGAGCGCGGCTGTTACCTGAGTGCTGGAAAGTTCAATGTTCCCAAGCACATGATTGGTAAGACGATTGATGATCTGACTTGCCTGAATTTTGAGGCGCGTTTCTTGATCGTGTCTGATTTTTTTTGAACGTGCTGCCATTGGCTACATCCAACATTCTAGAGCGCGATTGATGATGGTCATTCGCGGCGCTCCAAACGGAAAAACCGGAGGCGGTTTGCCGCTCCGGTCACAACTCTGGGACGATATCGATTAGTTACAGATTGGCATGGATTGCGGTTTCGGTCAAGGGGAAAAAATAATTTCACAACCCTGCATTTTCCCCCTGTTGACACTACGACATTTTGTCGTATGATGCACCCATAGACCACGGCGCTGGGCCGGGTCGAAACGGCAGGAGGCCGACAATGCGTAACTACAATTCCTATCCTGAAAATTCCCGCCGCGATGTCCGCGATATGAGCACACCCGCTCTCATCGACGCCGTGTGCGATTCCGTCGCCCCGCCCTACGGCTGGACGTGGAACGAGTATGAAAATCGGGTTCAAGGCGCGAGGCTGTTGGGGATCAACCTCATGGATAAATCGACTCAAAATGCGTTCCGGGCCGCGTTCGACTCGTCGTGTGAACGGCGTAACGCATGGCAGTTTCCTCGGAGCCGCGCGTCGTTTCTCCACGCGCTCCGCGAACTCATGGGCGCGTGTCCCGAGCGCATTGCCCGGTTGAGGGACTACATCGCCGCCGATTTTGCCGCCGCGATGGAACGGGGCGACCACACAGGCAAAACCGCAGGCGTGTTTTTCAACATCAGGCGGGCCGACGAATTGATCCACCCGTTAAACGTCGCTGAGAACCCCAACGCGCTGGCGGAAGCGGCTGAATACTATGCGATTTACCTCAACCAGACGGGGAGGCTGCCTCAATGACGCCGAGCGATTTGCAATCTCTGGCCAGCGCGGTTTATGGGCCGCGGTGGCAGTCCCCGCTCGCCCGGGGGATGAACGTCAACCTACGGACCGTCCAGCGATGGGCGCGCGACGGCATTGATCGCGATGCGATGGCGGACGCGGTTCAGCGGTTCTTGGAGGCGCGTAGGATAGCCACTGTCGCCGCGCCTCCCCGTTTCGACGGCGATGCAGACGGCCAGACCGAGGCCCGCATGATCGCGATCGCCCCGTCGGTTGAGGCAATTTTAGCCGCTGCTGTATCCGCCGGATGGCGACGCAGCGATGCGGCGACAGCAATTGTGGCGGTTGCAATTTCGGATGTCCGGGACACGGCGGGCGACGACATGGCCCGTATGATCCTCGATGTAGCGCGAGAGGCGATTGAGGGAGAACAGGACGCCTGAATGACCCCCGCCGATCTTCGCGCCGCCCGCGCCGCTTCTCGCCTCACTCAGACCGAGTGGGGTCATTTGCTTGGCGTCGGGCGCGAGCATGTCGCCAAGCTAGAGGGAAGCGTTGTCCCGCCGTCGCCTACGCTGGCCATCCTCATTCAAATCATCATGGCCATCGGGATAGAGCGGGCTCAAAAAATCCGAGGGCTATGACCGGCGCTTTTTCGGCTTTTCGATATCGGAAATATTCCAGAACGCCACCAAGGCGCGAGCGCATCGCCTGACATTCCCCTTTTCGGAATATGTGGCGTACTGATCGGTTTCACACACGCCGCGAAAATCGATATGTTCAACCCGCCCCACCGCCTCGATCACGCGAAGCGCCGCCATGTATTCCGCGATGATCCGCCGGTCCCGCGTTGCGATCTTTTCGCCTAGCTCGCTGCCAGGGTCCGGGGCCTCCCCGCCCCGCGCGTCCAAGGCCGATAGCTGCGAGCGCAATCCGGAGGCGTCAAGCGCCGCAAGGTAGGACGCCCGCAAATCATCCCAGCGACGGCAGGCCTCAAATTCGGCAATGGAGATAGCCTCCTCTAGCATCATCCGTCCGTACGCCGTTCCTAGGCCCGGCAAACGGCTATTGGCGGCGAGGTTGTCCAGCATCCGCTTGATTTCAGCCGGGGCGAACCATTTCCGTTGCCCGGCATGGGAGAGCTGGCCGGACGGCGTGTAATAGGCGGGGCTAATCAAGGGTGACTTCATGCGGCTTTCATCTTTCTCAAGGCGGCTTCAAGGTCTCCCGGCTCGCGATAGGCTTCGCCGATCACAACCGGGCTAGCCAATGACGCGGCTAGGCTCTTGGACGCGCTAACCGGGGTTTTGTTTGGCGTTAGCGGCTCTTCATCCCAGCGCTTCGCCCGCGCCTCCGCAGTCGCGCGCAACCCGGCCTTTTCCCGCCAATCGTCCGGGAGCTTCCGACCGCCCGGCATGACCAGCCGCTCGGATGCCGATGCAATCAACCCCACCACGCCGTCCCGCGACAACTCGCGGATTTTGTGCAGCACCGCCTTTCGACGCGCCGCCAACTGATCGGCTTCCGAAGTCAATTCGTGCAGCGTCGGCCACCACTGACGCGGCTTTTTCAGCACGGCAAGCGCGATATCAGCGGGATATCGCTGCAAATCGTCGAGGTAAGCGCCGGCCATCATTTCAACGTCGATACCGGCCTTTTGCCGCGCCGCCGTCACCACGCTCAACCGGGTTAGCGCCGCCGTCAGCGCCTCGACCGTCGCCGGCTCCATGGCGTCCTCAATTGAGGATAACGCTTCCCGCGCCGTCGATTGTGACGCCTCCCCGCTCACCGTTACACCCGTCACGGCGTGATAGGTCGGCCCGTTCTCCGGAAACATCAGCCGGGTATGCACGTTGACGGCCAGCCCGCATGATCGCTTCAGCGACGCTAGGAGGTTCCTGTCGGTTTCGTCTGGAGACAGGCTGGAAAGCCGCGCCACCACCATATCCCGGCGGCGCGGCGCTATTTCCGTGATTCGTTCGGTCATTTTGCCACCAATCGAGTTTAAATCCCTGCCATCCGCGAGAAATCATCATTTCCGCCGCGCCGTTCGGATCGCCGGTCGCGTCAAACGCCTTGGCCAGCATTTCAGCGGCTTTCACGGTCAACGGTTTTCGGAGCTTCTGGCGATGGTCCAGGACAGCTTCCGCCCATTCGTCAGTCAGGACGGTCAAAAGGGCTTGGCGAGGGGAAGGTTTTGGACTTCGCGC